CTTCGATACACAATTAAAGTTCCTGATTCAAACTATGCAGATGGTTTAGATGCAACAGTTAAGGGACTTGAAGGAACTGGTTGGAAAGTTCGCACCAAGAACTTTTGGAAGACTGGAGACCCTTACGATGGAGTCAACATTAAGGCTTCAAAGAATGGCGTGGCAGTTGAGATTCAGTTGCACACAGCAAAATCTTTAGAAATCAAAGAGGGCAAACTTCACAGCATGTATGAGAAGTATCGAGTTTCGACCGATAACTCATTCCGCCGTCAGTCATGGGACAAGATGGTAAATATTGCTAAGGCAATTCCTCGCCCCGCAAACATGGGCAAACTTCTATCGATTGGTTCACTGGAGATTCAGCAGTTCCAAACCGCTGAACAGGCAGGATTGACTAAATCAACCCCAGTTGATATACTCCAAGATAAGAGAGGAGGAGAATAACTATGCGTTACTTTGTAAAAACTGATATCGATTTTAAGCCTGTAGCCCTATATCGCTTGAATCTTGATGTAGCAGACAGTATCTCTGAAGATATTTGGCAGCCAATCGCTAAGGAGTGGAAGCCGTCGGAAAGAATCGTTGAAGTCCTAACTCAAGGCTCAGCAGATTATGATGAAGTAAACGAGGAGTTGGCTCGTAAGACCTTCCCTGATGCTTTCATCGAGATGTCTAAATCAATCGGCTCCTATGAAGTCTCTAAGGCTGAAGATGCTAAGCGCTACACATTAGGAGCGATGTATATCCCTGACCGCCTAGATGCTCATGGCGAATGGACAGATGCCGAAGAGTTGCAGCGAGCAGTTTGGGATTATGTTCGAACAGATGACCGTCGAATCCGACTCCAGCATAACCGCGATATCGTGGCTGGAGAATGGGTCGAAGTTATGGCTTTCCCATATGAGTTGACTGTACCGATTAAGACTCCATCAGGCATTGAGGTCAATCACACTTATCCACCGAATACGGTTTTCCTTGGAGTTATTTGGGAACCTTGGGCTTGGCAGAAAGTACAGAACGGCGAAATTCTAGGATATTCAATCGGTGGTCGTGCAGAGCGTCTATATGTTGATATGGAAAAGGCAGACGGACCAACTGTGTCTGATGTGCATGTTGATACAATTATGACTCCAGCAAAGAAAAAGCCAAAGGACAAGAATGAGCGCACGGGAAGCAAAACTAATCGATGAGTTACGAAACAAAGAACTCAAGGCACTAACCGACGCAGAGTTTCAGGCAGTCAAGGCTGAAGTTGAATCAAAGGGAATCCGCAATCTTAAGGGTTCTGCTGCTCAAGTAGTTTTTGCTGCATTGCGTAAGCGCGATGAGGCTATGAATAAAGCCCGCACCGTATCAGTTGGAGATATGGTTTCTTGGAATGCTTCAGGCGGAACAGCCCGTGGAAAAGTTGAACATGTTATGCGCGAAGGTGTCCTAGGCGTTCCTGATTCAGAGTTCAGCATTAAGGCTGAGAAGGACGACCCAGCAGTTCTAATTAGAATTTACAAAGACGGAGAAGAGACAGAAACTCTTGTCGGTCACAAGATGTCTACATTGAAAAAGAGTTTTGGAGTTGAAAAGCACGGTAACCATGACCAGTCTGAACATGGCGCATGGGCTAACGGAAAATACAACACAGATGATTCTGAAGGCGAAGACAGTTCAGAGCCAAAGAATTACAAAGGCAAGAAGCCAAAGATTTCTTATGATGACAATGACACTGAGGGTGAGTTCGAGACTAACGCCGACGACCCAAAGTGGATGGATGACATGGATATCCTCCGTCCTCCAAAGCGCTCACCAAAGAAATGAAAAACATCATTGATGTAACCATCGAGTTACTCAATTCGATGAATCTCCAAGCGCAAAGAGTCACAACCCAGCCTGGGTATGCAGGGGTCGAAGTTGACCTGCCAAATGACACACACGCCTTTTTTGTGTGGTCCAAGATGGACTCAAATGATTTCGCTTTTCGAGTTGCCAGTTTTTGGGAAAGCGAAAATGTCTTCCCCTCTTTCAGCATTTCGACTTTACCTGAAGCATTCGCGAAAACACGCATTTTGAGCATGTAGCAAAAAGGGTACAAAACGGGCATATGATATTCTTTAGCCGTCAAGACCCGAGTTTGTTTGCCTAACTAGGTGTTAGGTCGGCACTCTCTATTCGTTAGGAGAAACATTGGCAAATCGCACCCGCAAAATGGTGAATCTCGCCATTGAGGAAACAAGCGGGGTAGACCATCCCGCTCACCTACATGAAGGTTGGCTGGTTATGAAATCAGCCGACGAATCTGAAGTTCAGAGGGTTATGGACGAAACGCTCACCGAGGAGGACTCCAACATGGAGGAAACAACTACCACGGCTACTGATGAGCAGGTCGAAGTCGCAAAGGCTGAAATGACACTCGAAGAGGCAATGAACAAGATTGCTGAACTTCAAGCGAAACTCGTAGAACTTGAGTCAAGCGAGAAGGAAGACGAGATGGAAATGTCTAAGTCAGAGACCGTAGAAGAGGACTTCCTAAAGTCCGCTCCTGAGCCAGTAGTCAAAATGATTGAAGATTTGCGTAAGCAAGCAGCAGATGCAACAGCGGAACTTAATAAGGAACGCGATGCTCGTGCTGATGCAGAAGCAATCGAAAAGGCAAAGGGTTGGGCAAATCTCAACCTAGATGCTGACAAAGTTGGACCAGCGCTTCGTCGCTTGGCATCAACAGATGCAGACCTTGCAAAGTCAGTTGAAGAAATTCTTTCTTCAATCAATGCACAGGCTGAATCAGCAACAATTTTTGCGGAAATCGGCAAGTCCGCAGACTTCAAATCAAATGGCAATGCTTATGAGCGTATGACTACGCTTGCAAAGTCAGCAGTTGAAGAGGGTGTGGCAAAGTCATTCGAGCAAGCGCTCGCTGACGTGGCTACAAGCAATCCTGACCTATACAGCCAATACCTAACCGAGAAAGGTGCCTAATTACCATGGCATATGAATTCAGTAATTACTCGGTAAAGGTCACCCTCGTTGCAGGTGCCGACCTTTCCGCTAAGCAGTACAACTTCGTTAAGTTGAATTCTTCAGGACAGGCAATTGCTGTTGCAGCAATTACAGATGTTCCTGTTGGAGTTCTACAGAACGCACCAACATCAGGACAAGAAGCAGAAGTGCTAATTGTCGGTGGTACTAAGTTAGTAGCATCAGAAGCAATCACTCTTCCAGCATTCCTAAGCGTTGCCTCAACAGGCAAGGCTGACAAGATTGCAACTACAGATACAACACAGTATGTAGTTGGACAAGCGATTACTGCTGCTGGCGCTGATGCAGACGTTATCACCGCAGTTGTAAACTGCGCTAACCCAACACGAGCAAACTAAGGGGATAACTAGAAAATGCCACAGCCAAATATCAATTCCGTCCACGTTGACGCAATTCTTACAAACATCTCTGTTGCTTATCTTCAGAATCAAGATAACTTCATTGCTGACAAGGTATTCCCAGTAATCCCTGTCGACAAGAAGAGCGACAAGTACTTTACTTACACCAAGAACGATTGGTTCCGCGACGAGGCTCAACGCCGTGCTCCAGGAACTGAATCTGCTGGTGGAGGTTACAACCTTTCAACTGGTACATACTCAGCAGACGTGTGGGCTTTCCACAAGGATGTTGACGACCAAACAGTTGCTAACGCAGACTCTCCATTGAATCCTCTTCGTGAGGCAACAGAGTTCGTTACTCGCCGTTTGATGCTACGCAAGGAACTACAGTTCGTATCTGACTACTTCACTACAGGTGTATGGGCAGATGACATTACTGGTGTTGCTTCATCACCATCAACAGGACAGACAATCAAGTGGTCAGATTACACAACATCAGACCCAATTTCTGACCTAGAGGCTGGTAAGGCTGAGATTCTTGGTAACACAGGAATGGAAGCAAACACACTCGTTCTAGGGTATGACGTATTCAAGTCATTGAAGAATCACCCTGACCTAGTAGACCGCATCAAGTACACATCTTCACAGACAATCACAACAGATATGCTCGCAGCAATGTTTGACATTCCTCGCGTTATCGTTGCGAAGGCTGTTAAGGCAACAAACAACGAAGGTGCAGCAGATGCGTATGGTTTCGCATTTGGTAAGAACGCACTACTTTGCCACGTTGCTCCACAGCCTGGTCTATTGACACCATCTGCTGGATACCAGTTCGCATGGACAGGTGTTTCAGGTGGTCTTGGTGCAACAATCGGTACTTCACAGTTCCGTATGGAATCAATCAAGTCAGACCGTGTTGAGGCAGAAATTGCATTCGACAACAAGGTTATCGCGTCTGACCTAGGTTATTTCTGGTCAAGCATCGTCGCTTAATTAAATAAGGGAGGGAGTGAGACTTGATATAGTTTCACTCCCTTCTTTTAATTTAGGAGTAAGAATGAAAGCAAAAGTATTAAAGAGGATGGTTTCCCTAGGGGAGACATTAGAGGTCGGTGACATCGTAGATGTTTCTACTTGGAGACTTACAAAGTCTCTAGTAAGCAATCGTTACATTGTTTTAGTTGAGGACGAACCTGTAAAAGTTGAAGAACCAGTAGCAGAGACACCAAAGAAGAAAACTTCAAAAGCAAAATCTGAGTAGTCGGGACTGAATCGTGGCACTAACACCAAATTTATCAACTGTCACGGTTTCAGGAACGTATGTTGACATCCAAGGCACTCCAATTGCTGGACAGGTCAACTTCACTCCTCGAGCCATTCTGACAGATGCTTCGTATGACCAAATTGTTATTGCCAAAACAGTTTCAGTAACCCTTGATTCAAATGGCTCATTTAGCACTACGCTACCTGTTACAGACGACACATCCCTAAGCCCATATAACTTCACTTATCTAGTTGAAGAGGCATTTAGCGGTGGTCGTCTCTACGATATTGCAATCCCATCAGATGCTGTTCTAACTGGTCTTAATCTTGCAGACGTAGCACCAGCCTCAGCAAGCGTTGGCTTGAGTTCAACTTATGTTTTACTATCAACCTATTCAACCCTTAACGCTCAAGTTCAGGGAATGGTTGCAGTCGTTAATACTGCATCAGCACCAGCAACTGCCATTAACACAGCAACGGCAGCAGCAACCGCAGCATCAGTTTCGGCAGCAGCAGCAGCAGCAACCGCAGCAGAAAATCTAAGATACATACATCCATTCCTCCTTATGGGAGTCTAAATGGCGATTCCAAGCAATGTATCTTTAGTAAAACTTGTTGGTAATTATGTTGATTACCAAGGAAACCCAATTGCTGGCTCCGTTAATTTAACGAGCAGCGCGACAGTTCGCGACATGCTTGCAGACACAATTATTGTGTCCTCGACAGCAACAGCAACTCTCGACTCAAATGGTTCATTCATAGCAACCATCCCAGCAACAAATGACCCTGATATTGCAGATGCTTTTACTTATACCGTTGAAGAATCATTCGTAGGCGGACGCTCATACACAATTTCTCTTCCAGTTGCAGCGCCTTTAGATAGAACAAACTTAATCCTTAATCCATCTGCTGAAACAGATACAACAGGTTGGTCAAGTGCTCATGCAATCACAAGAGCAAATATCGCTCCCAATGCAGCAATTGGAGATTACGCATTCAAGTCTCAGTACATTCAAAACTTTACTGACACAAATCTTGCAAACTACGCAGGAATTGATGCCTCAACACTTGCTGGAAAAACAATAACACTTTCTTATCATGTTTATGTTCCAACAGGTTCACGTTGGAATGGAATGACAGTTACTTTATCTGATGAAGGAACTAACCCAGGAACAACACTTGCAGATGGAACCGTTACTTTAGTTGCTGGCAGTTGGGTTCGAGTTTGGCGCAGATTCTCTTATCCTGCTGGAGCAACTGGAATTAGAAATTATGTTCTACGCATAGCAGTACCTGCTGGAATGAATCCACGAGTTAACTATTTCCTATATCCATCATTTGAAGATGGAACAACAAATGGAAACAGCACATGGGCTGGAACTGGTCGAAATGTATCAGTAACAAACTCAACAGCAATTGGTGGATGGACTGGAACTCGAGCACTGCAATATCTTGCTGGAGTTAATAAAGGAACTACAGGTTTTAGAAACATTGGTTGGGTTGATACAGTTGCAGGAAGTTTAGTACCAAGCACATCAACAGTATTTTCACAATGGGTATACTGCCCAGTTCAAATCACAATGAATTATGGAATTGATATTACTAATAGTGTTGGCACATATTTATCTTCAATTCAAGGCGCAAATTCTTTTGTCATTCCTAAAGAGACTTGGACTCGCGTTTATGCAATTGGAACAACTCCAGCAACTGCTTCCCGATATGGTGGCGGATTAAATGAACCTACACAGCATTCATTCCCATATCGTCAAAACCTTTGCTCTAATCCATCATTAGAAACTGATGCTGCAAACTGGGGAGCAAACGTTTCATCTGCTGCGGTACGTTCGACAGCACAATTTGTACATGGAACAAACTCATACCTACTTACTGCTTCAGCAGCAAGCGCATCCTTCGGCGCTTATCACTTTAATATCCCAGCGATTGCTGGTCAGACTTATGTGGGAAGCATGTACATACGAGATATTAATACAAACGTTCCGTATTACTGTACCCTCGAATGGAAAACATCAGCAGGAGCGCCAATCAGCGCTATTGGTGGTGCTCAATACCCAGTAACATCAAGTGGTTGGACACGAATCTCTGTTGTTGGAACTGCTCCTGCAAATACAGCATTCATAACTCTGACTTGCTATACAGCAACAGCGCAAGCCCTAGGAACTCAAGCATATTTTGATGGCGCATGTGTTGAGCAGGAAACAAAGTACAACCACATTCATAATGGGTCATTTGATAACAATACAACTGGTTGGTCAGTACTTTCAGGACCTGCAACCTTCTCAGCCAATAGTGGTGAGTCTTATAGCGGTTATAGAAGTGGTTTAGTTACTTATACTGGCACTCCAGTAGATAATAGAACTCTTCGTTACCAATACCAAGCGACAGATACGATGAAGGCATACTTACATGCTGGTCAATACACTCTTTCTGCTCGAATAAAAGGTGCATCAGGTCAAGGAATTACAGCAGTTTATGTTCAGGCTGAATCAAATCCTTCTCCATATGCAACACTAACATCTAATTCAAGTACAAATGCAACTCTTAATGGTTCTTGGAACCTAGCAAGCAATACATTTACAGTAACAAGTGCTGGTTATGTTGTTATAAATATTGGATATGTAGGAACTCCAGTAAATGGAAATACTTTCCGCATAGATAACGTAATTCTTGAATCAGGTGCAACGGCTGGAACATATGTCAATAGTGAATACTTTGATGGTTCAACTGGAGGTTTGTACCAGCGTTGGTCAGGTACCGCACATGCTTCATCTTCTATTGAGTCGCCTCCTTTATATGTTGATGCTGTTGTGGCAGAACCAGCACTTCGCTTTAACCCAACTCGCAACCCTGAAATGCGTAGCGATATTGCTACTTGGTCAGATAACTATTCAACAACCGCAGCAACGCTTTCAAGAGTTACTGGTTTAACTGGTATTGGTGATACTCGACTATCAAATGCTTTACGAGTTACCTTTGCTGGTGGAGCAAACTCTTGGCATTTCTTGATGGGCATAATTGATACTCCTCAAAACTTCTTCCAATCAGGAGTTCAATACACAGCATCTTTCTATGCTCGTTCAATTTCAGGTGCAACAACTGGATTTAACTATTGGTTCTCAAATGGTCCTTCACTAAATAACCCCGATAGCCCTCAAGCATTTACTTTAACTGGTTCATGGCAGCGATTTACTAAAACATTTACTGCTAACTCAAACGCTCAATCTGATACACAATGGCACGTCGATACTCCAACTACGACTGCTTTTGTTGCTGAGTTCACAGGATTCATGGTTGAACGTGCAGCAACCGCTGGCACATATACAGACTCATCATACTTTGATGGTTCAACTGTAACTGGATATGAGTGGGTAGGTAGTGCTAACGCATCGCGCTCAGTTGAAACAGCACCTATTTATGTTGATGCTGCCATGGCTGAAGAATCAGCGACTCTCAATCCTTACTTCGATGGTTCAACAGATGGCGTGAATGGAACTGCTAGTTGGAGCGGAACTGCTAACGCATCTACTTCATTATTGGATTCTGATATTCGAGTTAATCTTTGCAATAACCCATCCTTTGAAATTGGAAGCACAACTGGATGGTCTTCATACAATGTTTCGACTCTCAGCGTTGCAACGACCGTAAGCCCACCATTTGGAACCTCAGCCCTATCTGTTGCAGTTGCAAACAGTACAAACGGAACAATTTATGTGCCTACAACTATTGTTCCAGCGGGAACTACGGTAACCGTTAGTGCCTACGTTAAGGGTACAACTGGAAAGACTCTTCACTTCTCAGGACGACCAACAGCAACTGATATGAGTTATATCTCTGAAGGCAACGGAGCAATATCAGTTACCTTGAGCAGCAGTTGGCAGAGAATCTCTACGACATTTACATCCTCGAAAGCATTTAGACCAGCGGTTCAGTTCTACACACTTATGAGCGGGTCAGATACTTTCTATGTCGATGGCGTCCTTATCGAGACAGGCTCAACCCTTCTCCCATACTTTGACGGCTCATCGGCTTTCGGTTCATGGACTAGCACTTCAGGTAACTCGACTTCAAAGATTACCCGCAACCTTTTGGATATCTCTGACCTAGCCCCTGCCTTTACCGTTACCCCGACCTATTACTCTTTTGCTTCATCTTCAGACTGGGCAACTCTTACTGCCACAGTCCAAGCGATGGACTTAAAAGTTGACCAAACAAACCTTGGATTTATCAGTTCGACCCCTGCTGCAACTTATGCAGATTTAGCCAATAAGACCTATGCACAAGTCCTTGGCTACTACGGCATATACAGCAATATCCTTGTTATTGGGAATCTACTGGTTGCAGCAGATATAACCCCTTATGTGGCACAAGCACAAACACAGCAAACTAACGCAGAGGCAAGCCTATTATCGGCTCAGGTATCCTTAGACAGTATACTTACCGAGAATGCAGCAAGACTCGACGATTTCATGATTATGGGAGCATAAACGATGCCAAATTTCTACAAGGTCCTAGGGCAATCTAACCCTTCGGCTATTACGGCTACAACCCTTTATACGGTTCCTGCCTCACGAAGCGCGGTAATTTCAACTATTACTGTGGCTAACCTATCAACGACTGGAGCGACCTTCCGTATCGCTATCCGTGTAGGTGGAGCAGCCCTAGCCAACTCCCAGTACATTGCCTATGACGCGATTTTAGGCGCGAATAACACAATATCTTTCACCCTTGGACTTTCTTTAGCAACAACAGACGTAATCACAGTTTATGCCTCAACTGCTAACGTAACATTCTCCGCATTCGGAACGGAAATTTCATAATGGCTATTACATCATTAAACGGATTAGTTCCACTTCGTCAGTATGTTCAAGAATTTAACTCTTCAGGAACTTGGGTATGTCCATTTGGTACAACTCAAGTTGAACTACTTCTTGTCGGTGGCGGTGGTGGTGGTGGGTCAGCAACTGCCGTAAACGCAAATCATATGGCAGCGGGTGGCGGTGGCGGTGGCGGTGAAGTAAAGAAAACAAGCGTAGCCGTAACTGCTGGTACAACTTATACAGTAACAGTTGGTGCAGGTGGTTCGGGTTCTACTGCAACAACAGCAGCAGGTGGTAGTGGTGGAGATTCATCGTTTGGATTAACAAGAACTATTGCTAATGCTCACTGGTACAACCATGAATATGCAATTCACTTGGCATCTTTTTCTACTATGTCAACAAATACCGCTGCTTTCACACAGCCTGGGGGTTGGTTCCAAAAATATCAGGCTTCAGGATACAGCCTTGCTTCTCCTCCTGCATATACTTTAACAAACACTACAAATCCCACAATGGCATATTCAATCACTGGAATTGGCGGAAGCGCTGCTGCTTTGACGGCAGCAGGTGTTCCCAGTGGATGGAATGGTTATTCATATGTGACTAATGGTGCTGCTTCTCTTACATCTTATACAGATTTATGTAACTGGGTTCCAGTTACAGCATCTACTCAATATACCGCTTCCGCTTCAGTTTATGCTATTGGTTCTCCAAGCACAGCGATTCGAATTGAGTGGTATCAGGCTTTTCAAGGAACTTTTATTAGTGCAAGCACAAGCACAACTTCAACTGCTAACAACGTATGGACACAACAAACAGTAACAGCAACTTCTCCAGCAAATGCAACTTTTGCTTTAGTTAGATATCAATGTCTTGGTAATGGTTCAAACAGTCCTTATGCATTTTGGGTAAATCAACAATTTGAACAAGGCGCTTCTGTAACTTCATATAAAGGTCCATTTACAAGTAAAACTTGGACTCAAACTGGTATTTCCAATGTAATAACAGGTGATGTTGCTTCAGGTGGTGGCGGTGGTTCATCTGTGAACCCAAATGGAACTGGAACTGTTGCTGGAATTGGTGGAGGTTCTGCTTCTTTCGACACTGGTGGTGGAAACAGACTTGTAATTGGTGGTGCTGGTTCAGGAATGGGCAGTCCAGTAGTTATGTCAACATATAGAGGTGGTTTCAATATTCAGACTGGTTACGCAGTGCAACCACAATCTGCTGTACAGGTTCCACCTGCACATCCAGTAACTGGTCGTGGTGGTAGTGGTTCTGGATGGAACTGGAACAACAGCACCCCTTATCTTAGCGCTGGTGCTGCATCTTATGGTGTTGATGGATACGGCGCTGGAGGAGCAGGTGGAACTGCTGGTATTTCAGCAATCTCAACAGTAGAACCATATTTTGTTTCAGGAAATGCTGGTATGGGTGCTCTTGCAACAAGTAACCAAGCATCAGGTGGTTCTCCCGCAGTTGCAAATAGTGGTTGTGGCGGTGGTGGAGGAGCAGTGGGTTATTTGTCTGCTGGTAGTCCAGCCGATGCTGGTCGTGGTGGTACAGGCGGTTCAGGAAAAGTTATTATTTCGTATTGGGGTTACTAATGGAACGTACATTTGCTCTTATTCGTGGTTTGCATGTTGAAAACCATGTTGTTGCCGATGATTCATTCGTTGAGTTCATCAAGGACCAATACGACGATGTTATCGAGACAACAAATATGGATTTCAAGCCAAGCCCAGGATTTGCTCTTCTTGAGGACGGAACCTTTGTAAACCCATATCAAGCAACTTTTTCAGTTGAAAATACTGATGAAGAAATCATTGATGCAGAGGTTATTGAACCAACACTTTCTATTGATGCTCCAGCGGAAGAGGTATAAATCATGGCAGGTACAACTACCAACCGTGCTTATCCTTATCCGACAAGCGGTGACGCAGCCAATATTGCATCCAATATTCAGTCTCTAGCAACTTCAATTGATACAGACGTAAACACAAACTTTGCTTTGAAGGCATCACCTACATTTACTGGTACGCCTCTTTCAACAACAGCAGCAGTTGATACAAATACAACTCAGATTGCAACTACTGCATTTGTAGTTGCTCAGGCGTCGGCTACTGCTCCTATCATTAACGGAACAGCAACAGTTGGAACATCTCTTCGATATTCTCGTCAGGACCATATCCACCCAACAGATACTTCTCGCGCTGCACTTGCATCACCAACATTTACTGGTCAGGTAACAGTTCCAGCAGGTACTACTGGAGCAGCACCAATCATTTTCCAGTCCAGCGCATTGCTAACTGCTGCTGCTGGTGGACGTATGGAGTATGACAACACAGCATTCTATTTAACCCCATCTCAGACAGCAGTTGGTGGTCGTGCAGTTGTAAACCACAGCATGGTTTATGCGCTTTCTGCTACTCGAAATCTAACTGATGTTAATACCGTTCAGTCGGTCTTTGGTGTTGGTTTAACAGTTGCTGCTGCAACAACTTATGAAATAGATATGTTTTTTGGAGTTTCTACTACAGGTGCCACTTCAAACTCACTTGGTATTGGTTTTGGTGGAACAGCGACCCTAACTTCTATTGGTTATGAAGCAATAGTTGGACAGAACGCAACTTCTTTAGGTAACGGCGCAACACCAATACAGTATTACATTCAAGTGGCAACAAACTCAACAATTACCGCAGCCGTGGCAACTGCAACTTATCGAACAGTACGAGTTCGAGGGCTAGTGCGTGTAAATGCTTCAGGAACTTTCATTCCACAACTTACATTTTCTGCTGCAACTGGCGCAGTTCCAGTCGTTGCTGCTAACTCACGCATTAAGATGACACCTATTGGAACAAATACTGTTACAACTATCGGTGCTTGGGCATAAGGAGAAATAAATGTCATTTACTTACGTTGACCCAGGTTCGAACGACCGAGATAAAGTTCGCTTCATGATTGGCGATACTGAAAGCACCGACTACCACTTTAACGATGCAGAGATTACTTACCTATTAACAACTTGGACAACTCCAATTGATGCTGCTATTGCTGGGGCTGAGTTGATTGCTGGTCGCTTTGCTCATAAGACTAACTACAGTCGTAGTATTGGTGACCTCAGCATTTCAGAGTCTTATGCAACATCTGCTGCTGAGTTCAGGGCGCTTGCTGAAAGTCTTCGCCAACAGCGCGGAAAACTTTCTCCGCCAACTATCAAAGCCAACGCGGATGCTCTCAAGTCAACTCGTGACAAAACAACAACTACTTACAATACTGATTTCTATACTGGTATCCAAGATAACCGAGTCTAGGTATAACGATGACTTATATCAAGGGAAGCCCTTCTCACTGGACAGAGGATATGACCGATACGGTTGTCGTCTATAAAGGCACGACCATGGATGCCTATGGCAAGCGGGCTACTAGCGGTTCAGGAACAACTTACAACTGTCGCATCATGGCTGATAACACCAAGATAACTACAGACCAAAAGCGCGGAATTATTGAAGAGGGTCGCCTCATTATCCTGAATGACCCTAACGTTGATGTTGGAGACAGAATTACTCTTTCAAATGGTGCTGAGCCAATTGTTAAGATGGTCGACAAAGTAAATTACAGAGCAAATGGCTCAGGCGTCGTCAATCATCATACGGTTGTTACTTTTGGTCGTGTCTAATGGAATCAATCGAAATCAAGGGATTGGACAAACTCAATCGCCTTCTCGCTAATGCTGGAAATAAGGGAACGGCAGCCTTAGCCCGTGGTCTCTACGAAGAGGCAACAATGGCTTTTAATGAGTCTCAAGTCCTTGTCCCAGTTGATACAGGAATTCTTAAGGGCAGCGGTCACGTTCAAACTCCAATAGTTACCAATGATTCAGTTGAAGTCACAATTGCCTATGGCGGTCCAGCAAGTTCTTATGCGCTATTTGTTCACGAAAGAATTATGGCTCCCAGTGGCAAGAAGGTTTACCACGCTCCTCCAACTCAAGCGAAATATCTTGAAACTCCAGTCAAGCGGAGGACAAAAGGACTTGCTAGTAGACTTGGCGTTCATTTACAGAATGCAATGAAAGGTCACTAATGGCAACCGTATTAGAGGCAGTTGGAAACTACATTGATACCAACTCAGCCACCCTTACTCTTGGCACGAACCTCTTTCTTTCAAAGATGCCTGAGACCCCTGATACCTGTGTAGCCATTTTTGAGTACGAGGGACTACCTCCAATCGAGAACTTTGGCGCTGATGGATTCAGTATCAGCCGACCAAGCATTCAAATCATGTGCCGTGCTGGACGAGATAACTATGTGACTGCCCGAGATTTAGCAGAGACACTCCGAGTTTTGGTTTCATCGATATCCAACACAACACTGTCTTCAGTTGGTATTCTTCGTATCTCATCAATGGGTTCGATTATGCCGTTAGGAGTGGATGAACTAGAGCGTCCAGTAATCGTGTTCAACATGGATTGCTTCGTAGGTGCTTAATGTCAGTTGTCGAACCTAACATTGAACCATCGAGTCAAGAGAGAGACCCTTATGGCAGAAATGCAAACACAGACGAAAACCAGCGCTGCTGGAAATGCGACCGTCTCCTTTTCGAAAGCGCAACGCGCCCGTGGAGTATCCGTTGTCCAAGATGCAAATCTAAAAATAAGTCAGGATGAGTTCCTCGCTAAATTAGAAGCGCTAGAGGGAAAAAGAACATTGCCTGGTTTTAATTGTGCAATGGGAAAAATCGTCGAAATCATAGACGAACCTATTAAATCTAAACTTAAAGAGGCACTAATAAACGAACAAATTGAAGCCACTATGCTTGTCCCTCTTTTAGCAGAATACGGGTATGAAGTGAGTTCAAATATTGTTCGTCGTCATCGCAGACGCATGATGGGCAAAGACGGATGTAAGTGCCAACGTGAGTCTTGATGATGCGCTAGATAATCTCCTAAAAACTACGGAGGTTAACTCAGTTAAGAAGACTGAGCCACGTCAGCGTTCAGCCGAATGGCAGCCTGGGGTTACTTGGAATGGTGATGAAGGTTTAGTCACTACAGAGCCAATGGAGGGTGAGACTCATCCCGATTGGTCAGGAGTTCTCCGTATGTGGGGACTCGACCCTGAGCATTTTTCAGTTGTCGAACCTGTTCTTTTCAATGTATGGGGCGACACCATGGGCGTTCTCAATCGCCAATGGAAAGGAAAGGTAGTTCGAAAAGGCAAAGTAGAAAATGCCGATATCGAAGCCTTAATTCAAGAGATTAAAAAGCATAAGCCTCG